AAAGCTAAAAGAGGACGTTACAATTAAGTACGATTTAAGCAAAGAGAACGAAAAAAGGATACAATCATTATGAGTGAGGAATTAGAAACAAGAATAAGAGCCATTTATAATATGAAAGGAGGCAGACTTGACCCTAAATTTTATAAGGAGTTTACAGAGATATGCCAAGAGAACTTTAGATACAGACCAGATGTAAGCTGTGGTAAGTGCATCTACAAACACGTTGTTAAATTATATGATAAATTTTTAAAATGAATATAAAAGATATTAAAAGCAATCCTAATAACCCTCGTATAATAAAAGACGAGAGATTTGAGAAGTTAAAAAAGTCTATTAAGGAGTTTCCTAAAATGATGGCTTTGCGACCTATGGTTATAAATGAGGATAATATAGTGTTAGGAGGTAATATGCGATTAAAGGCATTAAAAGAATTAGGGTATACTGAGCTGCCAGATGAATGGATTAAAAGAGCTGAAGACTTAACGGACGAAGAAGCAAGAAGATTTATTATTGCTGATAACGTAGGCTTTGGAGAACACGACTGGGAGATGTTGGCTAATGAGTGGGATAACCAAGAATTAAACGAATGGGGATTAGAAGTGTGGCAAATAGAAGATGAACCAGATTATGAAGATTTAATAGAAGATAATATAAACAAGCCTCCAATTATTAAAATAACTTTTGAAAGCCCAGAGCAATTACAAAAAGCTGAAATAGATATACAAGAGCTTTTAGATAGAAAATATAATGGAGCTTATTTTAGTGTAAGTAGTGGAGAATTATGATATTGAAAAAAGCATCAAGAAAAGCTATTAAATATGCTTGTTTAAACTTTCATTATGCCAAAAGTATTCCAGTAAATGTTTTTGGATATTCTGTTTTTAATGATAAAAAAGAATGGTGCGGAGTTGTATTATATGGAACTGGAGCAACTCCTAATATATCAAATCCATATAAATTAAAACAAGGTCAAGTTATTGAATTAGTTAGAATGGCATTGAATAACAAACAAGAAAAAACAAGCAAAGCACTTGCGTTAAGTTTAAAATTAATAAAGAAAGATTTACCATTGGTTAAATTAATAGTTAGTTATGCAGATATAGACCAAGAACATAAAGGCATAATATATCAAGCGACAAATTGGTATTTTACTGGTAAATGTAATGAAAACACAAGAACTGGATTTATTATTAATGGCAAAAAAGTACATAATAAATCACTATATGGAATGGGTAAAACACAAAATTTAAAAGGGGCAAAAGAAATAGATATTAACGCAAAAGAATTTATATCAAAGGGTAAGATGAAATATATATACCCAATAGATAAATCATTAATCAATATGTGTGAAGAAATGAAAAAGCCATACCCAAAAGATATGGCTAATGAGAGCGATAAGGTCGATTCGAACGCCAATTCTAAGCTGGATGCTTAGTGTGTTACCATTACACTATTATCGCATAATTGAAATACAAATATAATAAAAAACAACTCAATAACAACTCTATGTTAAAAAACTTCAAAGGCAAACAAAATACTAATGGCTTAGATAAAAATAAGCAGAATGTAAACAGAGATGGTAGACCAGTATCCATAAGAAACCAAATTAAAGATTTATTAGAAAATGAAGGAAATTTAACTATACCTTCAAGCCAAATAATAAGGACAAATGAAGATGGGTCTGTTGTAGTTAAAGTACCAACTCAAACTCAAATAGCATTAAAGCTGCAAGGCTGGGCGATGAGCAAAAAAGGCAACAATAGTTTAAAAGCTATTCAAATGATTATGGAGCAAATAGATGGAAAACCGTTGCAAGAGATACAGCAAGAAACTACTCACAAGAGTTTAGATATTAACATTATAGATACTGGCGTACCATTAGCGTCTAATGAAAAGGACATAGTTGATTAGTACTTCTGCTCTATATCGTCAAAATTTTGTATCTAATGCAGATATAGTAGTCAATCAAGGTGGTACATCCTCTGGCAAGACCTATGCTATTTTGCAAGTATTATTTGCTAAGGCTATCTCAGAGACTTGTATTATTACTATTGTAGGTCAAGACATACCTAATTTAAAGGTGGGTGCTTTGAGAGATGCAATAGATATACATAATGGCGATGAGGCTATAAAACAGCAAGTAACTTTTTATAATAGGTCGGATAGGGTGTTTAGTTTCCTTAATGGCTCTATAATGGAGTTTAATAGCTATGACAATGACCAGGATGCAAAGAGTGGTAAGAGGGACTACCTATTCGTAAACGAGGCAAATGGAATACCCTACAATATATTTGAGCAATTAAGTCTTAGGACAAGAAAGCAAGTCTATATTGATTACAACCCAGATACGAGTTTTTGGGTACACGACAAGGTAATACCCTTGCCAAATGCTGAGCTAATAATATCAGACCACAGACACAACCCTTTTTTAAGTGATAAGATAAGAGAGAAGATAGAAGCCCTTAAAAGCAAAGATTTAGACCTATGGAAAGTATATGCCAGAGGAATGACTGGTCGGATAGAGGGACTTATTTTCAAAAAATGGTATATATTAAAGGAGGGGTTTGAAGATAAAAAGCTAATAGGCTACGGAATAGACTTTGGTTTTACTAATGACCCTACCAGCTTAATAGAAGTACGTATGCAAGATGGAGATTTGTACGTACAAGAGTTAATATACGAAACTGGTTTGACAAATAAAGATATAAGCGATAGAATGGAAGCACTTGGAGTTAGCAAGGGGGCTTTAATAGTGGCAGATTCAGCCGAGCCAAAAAGTATTGAGGAGCTGAGGCGTTATGGTTGGACAATAGATGGAGTAAAAAAGGGCAAAGATTCTGTTATGTTTGGAATTAATCTTTTGAAAGGTTACGCAATTAACGTACATTCGTCTAGTCGTAACTTAATAAAAGAGTTAGAGCAGTATAAATGGAAAGTAAATAAAAATGGAGATAGTCTTAACGTACCTATTGATGAGTATAATCACGCAATAGATGCTTTGAGGTATTTAATAATGCACAAATTTAGCAAAAAAGGATATGGACAATACACAGTCGTATAAAATAACAGTAGGACAATACCAAGAATTAAACTCAATAGACGAAAGTTTGTCTTTAGTTGAGCAGAATATTTACGCAGTAGCAGCTATAAAAGACATAACATACGAGGAAGCCTCAAAAATTAAGATGTCTGAATTTAAAAAGATAGTAGACGATTTAAATGCCTTTAATGTTAAGCTATTAGAAAAGCTAAGAATTAAAAGTAAGATATTCTTAAATGGCACTCAATATCATTTAGAACATAAACCAGAAAAGCTAACGAGTGGACAGCTTTTAGATATTATAAATATTAGGAGTAACCATCAAGGCGAAGCAGTAAAGGTAATGCACTTGCTTTTAGCAGCTATGAGCAGACCTAAAGGCGGTGAATATGGAGACGATAAATTAAACCTGGAGGAAAGGGCTAAACTAATTCAGCAAGTAAATTTACAAGACGTTTGGAATGTCTTTGTTTTTTTTTGGAATCTTTGGAACGATTACTTGAACGATACAGAGGACTCTTTGAGCAAGTGGATGGGGGAGACGCTAGAGATGACCAAGCAGATTTTGCGAAAAGATGGGGACTCTTCAGCATAATATCAGCTATGGCTAATTTACACAACATAAGTATTAACGAGTCTACTAAATTAGGAGCAATAGAATTTCTTAACTGGTGGGCTTATATGGTAGAGAAAGAAGATTATGAGAAAAATTCAAGATAAATTATTTGACAGCCTTTTAGATTATTGGCAAAAGGTTGTTGATGAGCTAGAGAAAAACTTATATATTGCTAATAAAGTAGCAAGTGGCAAGACTGTACAAAGTATAGGCGAATTAAATCAGCAACCAGTAACAATTACTGCAAGTGGATTTAAAGTACAGATATCAATGCCACCGTATTATCAATTTATTGACGAGGGTGTAAGTGGAGCTAAATACAATACTGGTATAAGTAGGTTTAAATATACTAACAAAATGCCACCTATCTCAGCTATACGCAAATTTATGCTTAACAGAGGTATAAGTAAATTTTCAGACATAAAGCCTAAAAGAAATTATTCTGGCACAAATACAAAATCTGGTAAGCGTAGAGATGCTGAGGATATAAGAAAGTCAATAGCTTTTGTTATAGCTAGAAGCATATACAATTATGGTTTAGATAAAACAGACTTTTATAGTAAGGCAATAAATGACCAAACTATACTAGATTTAGAAGCTGAGTTATTAACTGAGTTTAGGAAGTATGTTTTGAATGTAGCTCTTGAGGACTAAAAAACAATATATAATCTACTACCCTAAATTTATCTGTCTATTTTAGTATATATAAATAGATGGCACTTACAATACAAGACCAACCGACAACCAATATACCAGAGCCTAGCTTTGCCCCTATTGAATATTTAGTCAATAGCGATAATACTGCACAGAGTGGGTTTAAAGTTATAGCAAGTTTATTTACTGACCCAACTGGAGATAATACTAAGATAGCTACTTTGCAGCTAAACACTATCCCCTCAGCTACGCAAGTTGTAACAGATATTCAAAATATCATACAATCGTTTGTAAGCAGCGATTATTCTGTATTGGCTGGAGATACTACCGATATATCTCAAAGTGCCTTAAAAGACTTTAAAATAGCTTTTCAAGAGTATTATAGTGGTGCTTTACAAGGAAGTGCAGTAAGTGGTAATGTTTTTAATAGTTGGAACTCGTCTCCTAAGTATATTGAGTGGGCTGATTTATCTGGTGGAACTAAATACTATCAGAATTGGAGTATAGAGGATGCTTCTGCTGAAACCGACAAAGAGTTTCTAAATGGATTTGAGCAAGATGCTGAGTGGTTTAATTTAGGTAAGTCTAACAACTTTTTAAAGGTAAGGTCTACACAAAAATATCAAGCGTCTTGGATTATGAGGGGAGGTCTTACTGACACATATAAAATATACCTACAAACATTAGATAGTACATTTACAACTATTCTATCGACTACAATGACTGCTGCAAATACTGCTGGGCTATATACGCTTGATGTGGGTGCTTCTGAGATTGCTTCGCATAGTTGGGGTACAACACCAGTAATGACAAATGTAAAATACTATGCTTTAAGGATATTAAACTTTACTGAGGACGTATGGGCTACTAAAACCATAATGTTTGAAATAGATGATTGTGAGAACACCTATACAGATTATGAATTACATTGGTTAAATAGAAAGGGTGGATATGATAGCTTTACATTTAGTGGCAAATCAAACCAGACTACAAACATTACAAAGAACTTTGCTAAATACAATACTCGCTCAATAGGAGCAAGTAGCATAACTCATAATACATATGCACAGCGTAAGAGAGCATTCCATACGTCTCTAACAGATAATTACAGACTTAATAGTAGATTACTAAAGGACTTTGAAGTCGAGGGATTAGAGGACTTATTTTCATCTCCAGAGGTTTTCTGGAAAAATGGTAGCAACTTTATGGCAGTCAATGTAACTGGTAGTACATTTGAACACGCTAAAAGCGAAAATGGTCAAGTGTATTCTATGGAAGTTAGTATGGAGGTTGATAATAGCGATAAGCGACAATGGTAATAGAGCATATAATAGCTGGGTATTCAATACCACATAACGAGGGTGCTGTACCTTTGACAAAGGAAGCATACGATGTAAATGACCCTCAGAAGCGTTTAACGGACTTCTCTAAGACTATTACAATACCAGAGAATAAAGTAGTTAATCAGATATTTGAACACGCCTTTGATGTTAATATAGACCTCCAAACGTTTAACCCTAATCTAAAAACTAGCTATCAGATAATACAAGATGGTGTTACTGCAATAGATGGTTATTGTCAATTAAAGTCTATTAAAAATGTAGATGGGTTAATCAACTACGAGATACAAGCTACTGGAAAGATTGGAGATTTATTCGAAAAGATACGAGGCAAATACTTACAAGATTTAGATTTGTCTAGTTTAGACCACATTTGGAATAGAACTAACATAGAAAATAGTTGGACTGCTACAATAGGTCAAGGTTATGTATATCCTATGATTGACTTAGGCGGCAGAACAAATTATGATATTTGGAGTACCCAAGACTTTAAACCAGCTATTTATTTAAAGGAATACATTGACACAATATTAACAGAAGCTGGATACACTTATGATAGTACCTTTTTTAATAGCGACTTATACAAACGACTTATTATTCCATTTGGTAGCGGCAAGATACTACTTGATAATACAGCTATACTATGTAAGGAATTTAATGTACAAAGAACAAGTGACCAAACAATAGACTGCCAAGATTTTAATGATGTAACAAATAGTAATAATAGCAGACTTATATTTAATAACGACAGTAGTTTTTCTGGATATGAAAAAAGAGTTATAGCAGACGGAGGGGTTGTGGAGAGTTTAGCTTGTGCTGAGGCAGCTTTTGATTTTCCAGATGGATACTTTAATACTTGTAATGAAGAGTATAATGTAAATGATGGTATTTATACTGCTATTGATTCTAATAAAATGTCTTTTCAAGGTATATTGGATTTTGATGTAAATTACACATCAAACAATAGTCTTACGACTTATTATCTAAATAGTACTACTGGAGGTAATTTATTTCAAGCCTATGTTAATATGTACCTTATAGAAAGAAATGGTAGTACATATACAATTAAAGAGTCAATAAAAATAGATTTTACAGACTCTGCTTTTAGCACACCTTTAGAAAATACGCCTGGAGCTGTAACAACTCTATCAAATGTTTACTCATTTACTACTGGTGAAATAGATGTAAAAGGTGGGAGAGAATATTTTATATCTATAGGAGAGGTTGTTTATGAGTCTTATGTTGGTTTAGGCACTACAAGACCAAGCCATTTATATTACAAAAATTTTACAGACTTTGAGTTTATATTTAAACAAGACTCTACTTTTGGTAGTAAATTGCTAGAAACAGAAATAGGGATAGGAGATACAATAGAAACTCGTTTGGTTGTACCTAAACAAATTAAGCAATCTGATTTGTTAAGCAGCATAATTAAGAGATTTAATCTTTATATTGATTATGACCCAATAGATGAGAATAAATTAATAATAGAAACAAGAGATGGATTCTTAACAGACGAGAGAGTCAATTTAGATTATTTAGTTGATAGGTCTAAAGATTACAAGATAACGCCTATGGGTGCTTTAGATAGTGGTAGGTTTATATTTAAAGACCAATTAGATAAAGATAATTTAAATGATACTTACAATAAAGTTAATGATGAGATTTATGGTCAGCTTACTTTAGATATTCAAAACGACTTTTTAGATAAAGATAAAACAATAACAACAATATTTGCACCTACCCCACTACAAACAAGACAAGGAGATAATGATAGGGTTGTTTCAGCTATACAATTTGTTGACAAGGACAATAAACCAGCAGAAGCAACAGCTAAAATACGTCTATTATACTGGGGTGGATTATTAGATACACAGAAAAGGTGGTTTATAGGTATACCTTTTTTAGGTGGAACTTCTTATACGCAATATCCTTACGCTGGGCATTTAGATAATCCGTATGACCCTAGCTTTGATTTAAATTGGTTTGTGCCAAAACAACTATATTATGACTTCAGTTACGGAAATAAATTTACTCTGTCTTATAGTAACAATAATTGTTACAATATATATTGGAAAAAATATATAGAGGAGATTACAGACAAAAATAGTAAGATATTAGAATGCAATTTAGCCTTAAGACCTTACGATTATCAAGAATTAAACTTTAGAAAAAACTATTATATCGATGGAAGTTATTTTAGATTGCTAAAGGTAGAGGATTTTGACGCAATGTCAGAGGATACTACTAAATGTATGTTCTTAAAAGTACAGCCTAAAGATGCTTTTGTGCCAGAGATTAAAGTAGTTAATGGAGGTATAGACGATTTTGCAGACGATACACCAGTACCGATAGGAGATGCCCTTGTATTTCCTAATAATAATAGTGGTAAGGCTCAAGATAGATTGCAATTTGGAGATAGTGTAAAGGGTGGTACTCGTTCTATTGTGGCTTCAGATTATATAGAACAAAGTATAGAGTCAAAAAATTCTTTAATTGTAGGCAGCGACTTCGGTAAAGCATTTGCTGATAATATCACTATGATTAATAGCCCTTATGTAGAAACTAATAGACCAGATGAGGCTTATATTAACGGTTTGTTTGTAGAAAAACTTGCGAGTTTGGTTTTACCTTATGACGTTTTAATAAACTTAGAGACAGAATTGCAAATATTACCCCCTTTGCCAGATGACGAATTTTATGAAGTGACGAGGGGTTATGTGAGGTTAGTTGGAAACGCTGCGACTAGTGGAACACACGAAGTAGATATAGTGGAAGATGACGAAACAGAACATTTATTAGCTAAAGTACCAGCAGCTTTCTTTGGTACAGACAACAATACAGACTTATTAGAAATAGCAGCCCATAATACAACCCCTATACACTTTGGTAGTGGGCTTAAAGTAACAACCAACAATAATATGACGTTCGAGCCAGATACGTCTTTAATAATTAACTTAGTTTACAGAATAATAAAATTATAATGGCAGATAAAAGAGTAGCATTAGACTTAATAATCAATCTCCAGAAAGGAGATATGACAATAGAGGAACTTAACGAGCAGTTAGAAGAGGCTAAAAAGTTATTAGACGATATGGGTGACGACGGCAGCGACGAATTTAAAGCGTTAAGCCAAGCTGCATCTGATACAGAAAAGCAGATTGAGACTATGAATGGCGAGTTGAAAAAGACCAAAAAAGGTTTTGAAGATACTGCCGATGCTCAAAAAGAAGCTGGTAAAATGAGCGGTGTATTCTCTAAAGGTTTAAAAGCTGTTGGGACTGGTTTAAAAGCGTTAGGTATTGGTATCGTAGTTGGTGCTATTAAGCTATTTTATGATGCTATCTCTAAAAATCAAAAGATAATGGATGCACTCAGTACAGCTTTAGGTACTGTCGGTGTATTGTTTGAGAAACTTTTTGGAGTTGTATTTAATACTTTTGAGGCTGTATCTAAAGCAAGTAATGGCTTTAGTGGATTAACTGCTGTTATGAAAGGGCTACTAACTATTGCTGTAACTCCTTTAAAACTTGCGTTTGATGCTATTGTACTAACTCTAAAACAAGCCCAGTTAGCTTGGGAGCAATCTCCTTTCGGTGGTAAAGACCAAGAAAAAATAAAACAACTTACAAAGGATGTTAAAGATACCCAAGAGTCAATCAAAAAGACAGCAGAAGAAGCGGTAAAATCTGGCAAGAGTGTAGTTGATAATATGGGCAAAGCAGTTACTGAAATTGGTGGCGTTGTCGGTGGAGTTGTAGAGGGTGTGCAAAATATTAGCGTTAAGGGTGCTTACGAGATAGCCAAAGCAAATACAGAGCTTAAAAACTCAGCAGCCATAGCCGCAGCTCAGCAAGGTTTATTAGTTGAAAAATTTGATATACAAGCAGAGAAACAAAGACAGATAAGAGACGAGGAGCGTAATAGTTTATCAGAACGTAAGAAAGCTAATGACGAGTTAGGTAAAATATTAGACGAGCAAGAAAAAGCAATGATTGCTCAAGCTGATTTGCAAGTAGCAGCAGCACAACAAGCAGTAGCTGCCAATAAGAATACTGAAACACAAACTGCATTAATAGAGGCGTTAGCAAATAAGCAAGGAGTATTAGCACAAGTAGAGGGCTTTAGGTCTGAGCAAAAGGTAAATGACTTAG